TCAGTATTCTTCTCCGTCCCAGCCACGTAGACCAGGAGGACCGCAAACGGCTGATTTATGCTCCAAGGCCATTGTCACAGACTGAACGGAGGCAACAGCATCTATAAGTTCATCAGTTGAATGCTTGTCTGAAGTGGAATCCAGCAACTCTGAAACGGCTCTCATTAAGTCACGTCTCACATAGCTTTGCTCAATAACTCGTGCTTGATCAATTTTTTTAGACATATGCACTCACCTTATTTAAATTTTTTGGTTTCAACGGCAACCCATTACCTGATGTACAGGCTTTCGCCAGGGTAGATCAGGCTGTAAATTGATTTACCATTGTTGGCCGCTAACGTGTACATGCTGATACCGTACTTATAGGAAATACTCCAGAAGCTGTCACCAGAGCGGACTGTATAATACGTGTGCGAATAGGTTTGCGCATTTGAACTGCGCGAACCATAGCTCTCACCACCATTTACGCCCAAGGCAACATAATGATACCTACCGGAGTAGCTGAGATAACGCGCCCAAACATATGTGCCACGGATATACACGTGATCATAAATCACACTTTCACCGGGTGCATAGCTACCAACGGATGCATAGCCGGTGCCGGCACCAGAGCGGATGTTAACAGTCGCGGACGGCTTGAACACACCAGTTTGTGCATAGTCGGTATCACTGGCTACATTCGATTTCGCTGGCTGGCTTGGTGCCGGTGTTACAGGTGCTGACGGGCTGGGTGTCTGATTCGCAGTAAAAAAATCATCATATAGCTGACTGACATCAAAGTTACCATAGCTACCAGCGAATTGTTGATCACTCCGAAATTGCCAAGCATGATGGCTCGCGTATCGATCACGACTCGTGTTATATGGATAATCAGCAATCCAGCCTTTATCAACAGACATTTTTGTGCCAACCCAACTACCCATTGTATAGATAGTTGACCGATACCCAGCTGCTTGAACAACTTCCATAAATGCCTTGTTGTTTGCGGTATTCGCCGCATAACTATTATTAGCTTGCTCGCTTGCCTCCACATCGGTTGCTAGAACAGCTCCAATTGGAAGACCTGCAGACTGAGCTGCGGCTACGGCAAATCGCGCTTCTGCGCGTGCCCCCTCAACCGTGGTGTAACGGGCATAGTGATAACCGTTAAGATAAAGTCCCGCCTGCTTTGCGCTCGCCAAATTATACTTGGCTGTTGGGTCTACATAAGTAGTCCCCTCACTAACCTTTTGAACAACTGCTTTGACTCCGTAATGAACCAACATGTCATAGTAATTGTCATACGTCATCAATCCGTTGTGATTAGAAGTATCCACCATGTCGGTATTTGCCGCATTCACCTGCGATGGCAGGGCAAAAGAAATAGCCGCCAAGAAGGCGACTACCAAGGTGATTAGTTTAGTTTTAAATTTCATGGTGCCCTCCTTATTGCTGTGGAGCAACAGATGCCGGTGCCAGTTTAGCCTTAACTGCGTCTGCGGCAGCTTGAGCTGCGGCCGCTACTTTGTCTTGATTAGATGCTTCCTGATCAACTGTTTTTTGTGGATAGGTTTCTGCTAGGCTGTCCTTCAAATTCGCATAAGATTGTTCAACTGCATTGGCAATTGTCTTCTCGTCTGTGCTGGTGAAACCAAGCGACTTCAATCCGTCTTTCACAGCCTGAATGGCAGTCGATTTCTTAACCGCACCGTCAATTGCCTGTGTCACACCAAGCTGTTCTGCCGCAGTTACGGCCGCGTTTGCTAATGGGCCTAATACCTTTACCAAGGTGAGTGCCTGTTTGTTAGCCAGCAATTGTTTTGAGATCCAAGCCCCAATGATCGGGATTGCTGCTACTGCAAGTGATACTACAAGATTTGTCCAATTATTCATGATTTTTTTCCTTCCTGAGACGCTCATTCTCACGTCTCAAACGGTCATTGTCTGCGCGTAATCTGTCATTCATATCCTCAAGCTCATCATGCCTGTTTTTCCGTTTACCCTCGCGGTAGGTCATGAAAGCGATGAGAGCCGAAGCAATACCAGCAATGTATGGAGCAGAACTGACAATAATTTTAGTTATCGCTGCTGTCACGGCTGTCACTCCTTCGTGCCAGAATCAGCACAAAGGCTGTTATGATCGCATTGCTTATCCAATTTGAGTAGATTCCAGTTGAGATTGAGGTCAGAAATTGCAGTATTGTCAAGAACGACATTAAAAAGCTGGTAGTTGTGAGCAACAGACGATTTGTCATTGCCAACTGTGTTTCCCATAGCATCCAACCCCCAATTCCGAGTCCATCAATGACAAACAAAAACCCCACAATGTCATCGTTTAACCAGTCAGAGTAATGTGGGGGCCAGATGAAATAATGGTCATTGATGATTAGAAACAAGCCAATGGCAACCATGCCAATGGCGAGTGCTGTGTGTGTCGGGTGATCTCTGATTTTATTTAGCATTGTCATCACTTCCTTCCATAAAAATAGCCGCTAGCTTTTGCTGGCGACATAGTCACTGCCTGTAATTTGCTTGTATTCGTCTGGGGTGATCATTACCGGTACATAAGGTGTTAAATCAATTCCCCAACTGTAAAATATTGCACACTGATCATAATTAGTCACTTGATTTCACCGCCTTCATATGCGCTACTTCAAGAGCAAGCGCGGCAATCATCTGCTGTTCAGGTGACGGTCCGGGGAGTGGATGATCATTCGCCGGATCGTAACCCTCATCGGCAACGATTTTGCCGTCTACAAGAGATGCGTGACCCTCAAAAAAATGAGACACGTCATCTGCTTCTATGATTTGTTGACCGTCCTCTGTTGGGCCCACTGTGGCATCTTCCGCTTGATAGGCCCAGTTGGTCAGGCGGTTTTGATCATCTAGCCAAATCTTAATCTTCATCTTAATTCACCACCGCATCATTGGTCGGATACGCATCATGAGTAATAAAGCTCAAGCTGCCAGCATACCCGCCTTGTCCACGCCATGGAATGATATAAATTCCACCCGCTGAAACATACAGTTCACAGGCCGCACCCGTATACGACATGCTACCGAGCAACCTTGCTGCATCATCACTGTTAAATGGGCTATACCCCGGTCTAATGTCCGCAATCTTAACCCATCCATTGCCAGTCTTCATTTGGAAAGCAATCCCAATGGTGACATTTGGGCCTTTTCTTGAATATGAGATATTTAAGTTCTTGACATCATTAGTTTCCAGCCCCGAGTCTTTGTGATAGTAATCAACTGCATCATGAGCATTAAAAGTGGAAGTGATGTATTTGGCAGAATTACCCAATCCGCTGACTAGGTCTGTCAGTTCAAGAACACCCATCGAAATTCTGCTGGTGTGCATTTGTGTTGTTCCATCTGTCTGCGTAATGTATGACAGTAATCCATCGGGATTTACTTCCGTATGATAGATTTGGCCGTTTGGCTTGCCATTAGTGTCCTCAATATTACCGGAAATGACATATGAGGCACCATTGAGCGTTAAGGAACCACTGGACAATATCCCGGATCCTGCAATGCTCACGTGTTGGAAAGGAACGTTGATATTAGGCGAATTAATCTCAGCGGAATTAAGAATAATTGAGTTGAGTTCTTTAATGTACAAAACAGCTTGAGCAATCGCATCATCTACCCACTTGGAACCGTCATAGCGCTGTACAGCCGTTGCGTCTTTTAAGCTTGTACCATGCCACCAGGTATCGCCCTTTTTGGGATTTGCTGGGGCATCTAGCTGTACATAAGGAAACGGCACATCCTTGCTTCCAGGAGTACCCTGAACGCCTTGAGGGCCCTGCGGTCCTTGTGGACCAGTATCACCTTTTGGCCCCTGCACTAGTTGCCAACTATAAACAGCTGGATTAGTACTGTCAGCTTGCGTAAAGTCTGTATAACTACCGATGTACTTGCGAGAGCCGGGAGTATCCAATGAGAAATTGGTTTTACCGTCACTGCTGTCAGCATAGGCAATATGGAAGTACGATGTCTTGCCATCGGCACCTGCTTTACCCGGCACCCCATCTTTACCATCAGCACCGTCCGCACCCTTGATCAGCGACCAGTTATAGTCGCTTGGATTCGTGCTGTCACCGGATGAGAAGTCACTGTAGAAACCAATGTACTTGCGGTTAGGATCAGTGGTTGAAAAGTCGGTCTTCCCATCTTGACTGTTTGCATAAGCAAAGTGGGCATAAGCAGTACGACCATCGGCACCCTTGGCACCAGGCAAACCTTGATCACCTTTGGGTCCCACATCACCATCTTCACCTTTGAAAAGTGCCCAATTGTAATCACTCGGATTGGTGCTGTCGGCCTGTGTGAAGTCGCTGTACGTGCCAATATACTTTTTGCCATCGCCACCGGATACCGTGAACCCACTTTGACCGCTTACATCATTCGCCCAAGCGGTGTGAAAATAGCTTGTACGGCCATCTGCACCCTTCGTACCGGGAACACCATCAGCACCGTCAGAGCCCTTAATCAATGCCCACTTGCCGGCGTAATCAGCCGGATTGTCGCTTGGGACGGATGTCTTATTTGACCAAACGATTGCCATATACTTCTTACCACTTGGGAAGGCACTCATCTTTGTTCCTTGATCATCATCGGCATAGCGGAGCCAAGGATAGTATTGAACGGTTTTTGAGATATTCGACATCTGGTTGGCAAGCTCACTGAGCCGTTCGTCAAAACTGACAGTCTCGTGTGCAAACTCACCCAGAGTCAACTGGACTGAATGGTTAGCACGGCTCCGCTGAATGCTCAACACCTTGGCAGACAGGAATAGTTGTTGATTTTCATCAGCAATGTGGACGGTTTGATTCAGTGGTACGTATGGTGAGTTAACCAAATCAATATCATAGGTTTCATTCGGATGGTTATACTTTTTCAAGTCTGCCAAAGCCGCTTGCAAAAGTGCCGCCTGCGATTTTGAATCAAACGTTTTAACCCGATTCCAGTCAGACTGTGTTGGGTTAGGGTTGCTGTTGCTTAACAAACGTGAATATTTCTGCACAGCAATGGTATCGTGCAAGAACCCGTACTGATCAAGCACAAACTGTCCCGTTGGATCAGTCCAGTTGTAACCGATCAAGTTAATTGGATCCTTATTAGTTGATCCATCCGTACTTTCTGGCACCGCTCCATAAGCCTTAATCGATGTTTCCATGTCATAGGTATCGCGGTGCGTGACGATGTTGTTGATGTCCTTATTCATTTCAAAAGAGATCAAACTATCGCCGGCCGTTTCATGCCGAATGTTAATGACACGCTTAACCAAGTTGGTTCCAACAAACTCAAAGCCAAAGCTAAGCACTGCGTCAAAGTCTTTTGCCACGGCAATAATGCGAGCCAACGATGATTCTTCACTAGTCCACTCGAGTGTTCGAACATTGTCAGGAAATTCGTTGATGCCAATCTCCCAGCCAGAATCATTTGTGAACCTTGTAATGTATTCAGCAATCGTATATGGTTTGTCGGCCTTGAAGGCGCCAACGGTTTCGTTAATTAAATCATTACCAGCATCGCTAGCAACAATTGAGTGAATATGGCCTAGTGAATCATGCTCAACCGATTCGATCACCATTTGGTGACCGTTGCCTTCTTCATCCTGATAAAGAATGAAGTTGGTTTCTTTGGCCATCTCATTGACTGCTTGTTCCTGATCAGTCGTAAATTTAATATCAAGAGAAAGCTCGACCGCAGGACGATTGTCAACACTTTGTGTTTCTATATCGTTGTCAATTCGCCATTCGCCTTTGCCATCAGTCGACCCAACACCCAAAATGTTTGATTTTCGATCTGCAAAGTAATACTCCATTTATAGCCAGGCCTCCCTTATCTCGACTTCACATGCAAATGGTTGTGCCCAGCTCGAGGGCGTGATAGTAATCTCAGTATCACCGGGTGGCAGTTCAAATCGTTCCCACTGATTGCCGATCGTGTGCATAGTCGGGTCAAGAGAACCATTCAAGTACGTCTTAGCGTTCGCCACATCAATCTTGAGAACATCACCATCGCTAAAGCGATTCTTGATATTCGTATACCAGCTAACGTTTTGCCATTTGACGGTGGACGCAATCAGATACATGGTCGATTCGCCCCACGTCTTGTCACGCATGAACCACGTTGAGAATTGCTTGGTCTCAACATCGGCAGCGTCCGCAAAGGTAAACTGGCGGGTAATAGTCGTCTCTCGTCCTTGATTGCCAACCCATGGTGACACTCGGAAAACAACTGAATTACCAAATTTCTGTAATTCCAACTGAATGAACTTGTCGTTAGTGAAAATGCTACGATCAAGCTGTTCATTGACGACTAGTTGGCCTTTGTAGTAGCACATCCACCAAAGCTGATCGGACAATGCGCTATTATCCTTCAGTATCATCTGAAAAATTGGCTTACCGTCACTCTCTAACGTTGTTTCGAGCGCACCTACCTGCGCTACCCCAGTTTGGAAGCGTGTCATAACGTCCCATGTGAGATTGCTCTTGAAGTTACCGTTATGTGTCTGAGCAAGGTTGTGTTTGATTGAAGGACCGTTCCAATACTTGTGGTCGCCAGTAATACTGGGCCAATTAGGCTCAACCTTCCAGCCATCATAATCGTCATGAGTCCAAATCGCATTGCCAATCTGTTCATTAGGCATACTAGGATCACCACCCCAATAGGGATTGTTTGTGGCGGCTTGATTATCCATATGTGAGCCTTGCACGGCTGCCAAATCAAGTGCTACTTCGCTTTCTTCGGTGGTGAAACCATCAATTTCTTGCGTGCCAAATTGGAGAATACCCGGGCGATCATTAACAATCCCAACCATGCCGTTATCAGCGTGCATAGTTGCCGTAATAACTGGCTCAACAGGATAAGTGCCGCCATTGTGCACCGTAATGGTGTCGGAATAGTATTCAGGATCAGCAGGGTTAGGCGACCATGGAGAAGCTGTGGTATTGATTTCAAATTTCATGTTGGATATTGTTATTGTTGTTGTAACATTATCCATTCGAATTTGAATACCATCCGCAGTAGAGACATGCGCAGACGAGACTATGCTGTATGATGCATAATAATGCCCTGACCCACTAGATATACTGATTGGTCCCCCTAAGTACCATGGTGCAGCATTTAGTTGGGGTAAGAAACTGCCTAGTGCTCCTTTGTCTGAGACTGACCAGTCAAAGCTTAATACCATAATTGTACCTGTCCCAATAATATCTTTGAATTGTTTCCCGCCAAACGTATATGGTGGGAAGAATACATTGTTGGCGGTTCCATTACCAGTTATCTGTACCGGAGTGCTTGTCCCAGTAAGCACGTTCACCGGCACGTCCTTGTATGGCATGTTGTCAAACGTCTTCGTGGCTACCGAGTGCGCAATGCCATCGGGGACAAATAAAGTGAACGAAGATGTAATTGCGTTTCTGCCTTTGGGAACATCGTCAACATCTGTGAGCACGGTATTCCAGTACACAGACAAGTCATCATTGAATGAAACCTGATGAGTGTCACCGTGCAAGATGCCACTTAGCTTATAGAAGGCGGTGCGAAACGACTTTTCATCAGCTGCTATAAGCTGATATCCAACAGTGATTTCCCGAGATGGGTTTCGTACATACTCCAGCATTTCGCCATCAGATATTCCTATAGGATTGCTTTTAGCGTCTTGTTTAAGAAGCTCACGCCCTCCGACCTGAAGTGTTTGATAACCAGGAATCAGATCTTCGATATACTGGCCATCAATTTTCATTGCCTCAGCTGGGTACTGTTTCTTATCTGCACCCGTAAAGGGCGTCGTTTCTCTGAAATCGTACAATTAGACTAGCCCCTTTCGATAATTGTTTACCTTTGTCAAGCGATTAAGCTCTGTTTGCATTGGGTTTGCGGTTGCACGAGCAACCTCTCGGCCGTCAATGTACAGAGGAACCTCAATCGTTTGCTTGCGAGTGTAGTTGACATCAAGATTTGAAGACAAGGTTGCACCCTGTACACTGTTATTAAGCGACTGCAATGATGCATCAAAGGGAGAAGTATTCACTGCCGGCATCGTAACTGCAGCACTATCAGCAATAGCTTGTGCCATGCTAGAAACATTACTTTGGACGTCTGAGAACTTGTCAGTAAGCCCTGCATTCAAGCCGTTCATGATGGCGTTACCGGCAGGTATGAGCAACTTGGCATCGTAACTGATTGGGCCTTTATGCTTGCGAATCCAATCAGCAATTCCACCAACAAACTTCTTGATGCCTTCCCAGACTTTCTTAAGCCCCTTTAAGAAACTGTCCATGATTGCTTTACCAGCAGCCATTAAATCAATGTGTCTAAGCGCATCGAAGGCTCCTTTGATACCGCTAACCACACCATTTACCATGCCAGTAAAACCAGACCATACAGCCTTAGCACCATTAAAAATACTTGTAGCAGCTCCAATCACAATAGACTTTATATTGTTCCAAGCTGATGAAAAAAATGATGTAATGCTATTCCACAATCCGGAAAAGAATCCGGGAAGTGCGTTCCAAATTCCCTCGGCTGTGCTGACTGTTCCGCTCCATAGTCCTGATAAGAATGAAACAACACTGTTCCATACGCCCTCGGTGGTAGACACAATACCGCTCCATAATCCGCTGAAAAATGACGAAAGCGCACTCCAAATAGCGGAAGCGGCAGATACTGCGCCATTCCAAAGCCCCTCTAAAGTTGAAACCAAAGTATTCCAAACAGTCATTGCATAAGTTTGAATAAGGCTCCAAATACCGGAGAAATACGTAACAAGACCATTCCAGATCTGTCCAGCGGCAGAAACAATGCTATTCCAGATCAGCTGGAGATCAGCGCCTAGCTGTGTCCAATTTAAAGTAAGCAAATCAATGACAATAAGAATGGGACCCATAATAACTGCTTTAAGCATGTTCCAAACACCGGTAGCAACTTGGACAATTCCATTCCAAATTGTCGTCAGGGAACCGCCAAAGGTTGACCATACAGCAGTGGCTACTGCAACTATTCCATTCCACAGAGTCGTGAAAAATGTGGATAGCGCGTTCCAAACTGCCGTTGCTGCGGTAACAGTACCTTGCCAGATAGCTGAGAGAGTGGTTGTGAATGCTGTCCAAGCAGCTGATGCCGTTGTCGTAATCCCAGTCCATAGATTGCTGAAGAAACCTGTAATGCCGCTCCAAGCTGTCTGAATGCCGCTAATTGCAGATGTAAACGCACCCGATATAGCGTTCCAAACAGTTTGCGCAACTCCTACAAGTCCTTGCCAAGCTCCTTGTAACCACGATACAAATCCCGACCATAGTTTTTGGCCGGTCTTGGTTTGGGTGAAAAAGTACACCAGACCAGCAACCACTGCTGCAATCCCAGCAATCAAAAGTACCCACGGATTCATGCCTAAGATCAATCCAAACGCTTTCCATACACCACCAGCCGTTTTTACGATAGTCCCGAAGTTAGTGATAACGGATATGACGCCTCTAATAGGGCCGATCATTTTAGAAAAAACACCGAGAACGCTTGAAAATCCGCTGATGGCTAATCCAATTACTTTGAAGGCCCCGACAGCTCCAAAGATCGCCGCAGCAAATGATTTAACAATGTCGTTAGCAAACGCTGCTTTAACAATAGCTGCGAATGGCTTCAAAACAGCTACCACTCCGCTTAGAGCGACCTTAACACCGTCAAAAATTGCTTTCCACGGTAAATTAGCAATAAAGTTCCCAACGGTAGTCATCGCTTCCATTGCTACTACTCCGAAATCTGTAACAGCTTGTTTGATTCCGTTAAATAGTCCCGACATTTGCCCATTACCAAATGCCGAATTAAAAGCATCTCCGACCTTTTGAGCAATACTAATTAGATTGACAAATGCAACATTGACTAAGCTACCAACTAGGCTCCAAATGGTTTGTAAAACGGACCCGACTCCTTGGAGAACGGAACTGAGTCCGCTCATCGAGTCGCCCTTACCCAAACTGCTTAGTTGTGTCTTGATGTTCAAAATCAATGCCGAAAACGGAGAAAAGAAATTACCGATTGATGATATAACAGAATCAAAATTAATTGCGCCAATCTTATCAATGATTCCGCTAATAACTCCGATAGCGACTTTAGACATTGCCTGCCAAGCAGGCTGAAGCTTGTTTGCCAGTGTTTCCTGAAGGCCGTCCATTGCCTCGCCGACTGTCTTGTAACTCGTGGCCATCTTCTGGAAAGCCTTGCTGTTGCCTGCCTTTTCGATACCATCGAAGAACTGCTGCGTGCTTACCTTGCCGTTTTGAACATTCTGAACCAGTTCTTTGGTGCTCATACCCATTGCTTTGGCCACAGCCGCCATACCTGCTGGAGTCTGTTCAAGCATTAGACGAAAATCAGCCCACTGCACCATTGGCTTAGCAGCCATTTGTGTGCCTTGTTGCATCAGTGTCTTCATGGCTTGCTTCGGATTATCAGTGGCAGCAGCTAAGCCGCCCATACCTTTGACAAGGCTACCTACTCCCTTTACACCTACTGATGCAAACTGTGCATAGGCAGAGGCCATGTCAGACGAACTGTAAATAGTCTTCTGAGCATATGATTGCAACGACTTTTCAATTGAGGAAATCTGTGCAGGCGTCTTACCCAGAAACTTCATATTCCCCTCAAACGTCTGCCAAGCTTTGCTTGATTCGTCTAGTTCTCCTACCATGCTTCTAACACCATCGCCAATAGCCCCTACCACTTTGGTAAGGCCTATAGCGCCAGCAATCTTGCTCACAGTTGATACAAAATTACCAGCTGGCTTTGTCGACTTTTCAAAGCTATCGCCGATCTTTGACGCAGAACTCGCAACATTCTTAAAAGTCCCCGAAAAGTTGCGGTCAACGGCGGATAAAATCGCTTCAACACTAAAACTGTCAGCCATGTGCTCCCTCCTTTCTTTCAGATAGCGGAATGATTTTGCCTTCGCGCTTCAAACGCTGAAATTCGGCCATCCGTTTTGCGAACACTTGAGCTCTCGTTTGTTTGAGCTCGGTTGTGCTCATCTGTGACACTTCATAATTGGGCTCATAATTTGATCGCACGTTATCAATAGCTGCTTTCTTATCAAAGAAATCATCAAATGTCTTGAACTTCGGCTTAGGATTCTTGCTCCCAGTTGTTGCCTGTACTTGCTGGTTCATCCATGCTTGCTGTGCAATCTCGTTCTGTCTATCGACTTGCTTAAGCTGATAGGCTTCCATGCGGAGTTCATACTCAACAAGCGTCATGCGTTCGATTTTCCAAATATCAGAAAAGCCTAGATAGGCAAAAGCGTTTAACAAGATTTCGCGATATGTTTCTTCACTACTCTTTTGAACGCTTTCGTCCTCATCTAGGCTTTCATGTTTTTTGCTACTGCTTTTACTGCGTTGGCACTGTTCATTTCATTTGCAACTTGCTTGAATAGCGAATCTAAGTCTGAATTGCTGTCAATAAAGTCATCGACTTCATTAGCTGACGGGCGTTTCTTAGATGCCACGGTGGCTGAATAAATGGTGTCTGCTAAAACAGCAGCATCATATGCATTCAGACCAGCTAGTGCCTTTGCAACACCCATGCCAAAGTTAATACCATGCATGACGGCACCCATATTCTTATCCATTTCGCGAACAAAGCGGACGCCAAAGTTGAGCTCATATTCTTTACCGTTAATGGTTAATTGCATGTTTAATGTCCTTTCTTAAAAGCCGCCCGGGTTTCACCCGTACTGTGACTTTCTTGGGCGACTTGCATCAATTGATTATCCGTGCGTAGTGGTGGTAGTAGTTGTTTCGCTCGTACCTGGGTCTTTATCAGAATCCCACTTGACACCACCGCCGGTACTATCAAGGCTAGTGACCTTGCCGACTCCAAGGAATACGTAATCGACCTGTTCCTGAGTTTCGTCATCGAGAGTTGTCCATCCGCGTTTAGGCGTGCCATTAACTGAGAATGTGACATCGCGAGTAGAGTGATCATCAGGGTCATTGTCGCTGCTGTCTTCTTGAACGGTAACTTGCATGTACCATGCGTAATACTTGCCAGCGGAATTCTTACGTTTGCGGTAGAGAATCCAAAAGTCGAGCAATTCGCCGTCAAACAGTGAATCGTACATTACGTCTGCAATTGCAGCCGTGTTGTTCAGGAATTCGACTTCAAGATCGGTGCTTGCGGAACTACGAGTTGCTACATTGCCGTCCTTGGTAACAGTGGAATCACTGTCAACAGACGGATCAAAGGACAGCGAAGTCTGCCAAGGGATAATTTGGCCGCCGACCTTTGCTTGATCGCTATGTTTGCGAGCCAAGGCAACAACGTCCATGCCTTCTAGCACTTTTAATTCATTTGCCATGTTATGGCCTCCTATAAAATATTCAGATTGAGTATCAGCGTGGCCCGGTTGAGAACCGTGTCAGGGACACTCTGGTCTTGTGTGAACTCTTTTGACTGATCTTCTACACGTCCATAGAATCGGTAGTCATCGGTTAGCACTTGTCCAATTGCGGCACGAAAAAAGCGCTCTGCCATATCAGATACGGTGAAACGCTGTTTTTTGTCGCCCCAGATGTCGATGGTGATTAGCACATTGCCATTGAGTGACGTCTTTGTTGCAGTAGGAACAACTTGAATATCGCCAACAATGACGAAGGGATATGGGGCGTTCTCCTGCTGCATGGGCAAATGGTCGTAAGTTTTGTACCCAGATGATTGCGAAAACGCATAGAAGTAATCGTAGAGCTCTTGCTCTGGTGATGTGATTTGAATCACCTACTTTGCTGCTTGTTTAAGCTGATTAATAAACTGCACTTTCTGATAAAGGAACGCAGGCTTCAATACAGGACGTGCCCGCATGAATCGAGTTCCATTTTCGGTGTATGGGTTGTATTCCATTGACATGCCAACTATGCCCGTTAGGCCGCCATCTTCAAGCGATAACTTGATGCCACGCTTTGTAGCACCAGTAGGATGAGCATACACGGTGCCGGTCATTTGCTGAGAACGAGTCTGGAGCTGTGCTGTCTGCTGCTTGACGATTTGCTTGACAACGTCCATCTTTGCTCGCTTAAGCAGACCCGCTACCAATTTGTCCATGCCTTTTATCTGCATATTGTAGCTAATGCTAGCTTTGCTCATTTCGTCTCACCCACAATCAAAGTGGCGTTTTGAAGCGGGACACGGTCAGTATTGAGGGCATAATGAGTCGCTTCATCGTCAATCGTTAAATAGCTCCAATTGACGGTGACTGGCTCAGCTAATCGGATCACCTTTGCCTTTTGAGCATAGTTTCCGAATAGCTGAACGCTCTTGTCTGTTCCCATGTCGGTGACGCTAGCAACTGCAGTGGCCATCTTTTTAACATCACCGTATTGATGCGTTTGCGGATTATATTCTTCATCCTCAAGCCAGAATGTAACCTCATGATCTAACCGCATACGATCACCTCTTTGGATAGCCAGAAATGAAGCTAACGGTCCCAAGAGACTTGGCATTCTTCCCGTTGGCTTCTTTCCAGTCGTTGATGTCGTCAGCAAAATCATCGAAGTCATTAGATTTGAACGTGAACGACTGGCCTTCTTGCTCGTATGACGTCATGCCTTCGTTCTTACGCCGGTTATATCGTCGCACGCAGACTTCCAAGGCAATGTAGGCTAACTCATTAGGAAAGGCCTCATCTGTCCGCAAACCGAGCTTAAATCGTAAGGCCTGAGTCGTATTTTTGATAATGAGGTTAAGCACATCATCCTGTGTGTCAGTTTTGATTTCCATCATCGTCTTCAAATCTGCAAGTTTTATTGGATCGCTTTCTGCCATCACTTCACCGCCTTTATTGCTTGAGCGTACTTGTATGAGCACTTCAACTTATCAACGAAGCTCAAATCATCTTCAAATGGTGTGCTATTAACGTATTTGCCTTTGAAAAACAAACGTTTGTCATTCACAGTCACGCCTGCGTTGTGCATGATTTTGGTTTCGTTCCATCGTTTCAAGGGGTCAGTAGCCCAACAAAAATCGAGCTCATCACTGATGGTGGGCCCGATGTTGAAGTACATCATATTCCATAACTGCGACCACATTTCTGCTGTCCATTTCTGGATATTGCTGTCGACCGTTTGCAGGTATTGCCACAGTCGGTTGCTGTCGGCATACACCTTCCGCCAGTATTCAGCTGACGGGTGACTGATGAGCCACTGAGCACCACCAGAATTATGGTTGATCGTCTCAAGCGAAGCTACCGTGACTCCGACAATATCAGCCATGTGTTTCAGAATCTCTTCTCCGTGTTCGCACTGCTTGATATAGTCAACGCTGATATAGCTAAGCGTGTTACTACACAGCCAGCGATCAGGCTTTGCTTTCAGCTTGCGAAAGTCTGGCCGTTTACGGAATATCACATCGCTGTCGAAGTAGAAATATTCCTCTTTTTCGCGTTCGGGGTCCTCAGCTAGATACTGCCACCACAGCCAAGGCTTCACAGACGGGATATATTGCTTGTCTGAGCGCTTGTCGGTATACGTGTGTACTTCTACTCCATATTTGCTGGCAAGCGTTTCTGGCACCTTAGAATCATGCACAGTGAAGAGCAAAACGACATCTTTCATGTCAAACCCGACACTTTGCAGATTAGTTAGGCATACTTCCAACTCCCACTCAAATCTCCGAATAGCGGGTTGACACAAGATAAGTTTCATTCTGTCCTCCAATCAGCCGCCCGGTTTCCCGTACTGTCCTATTTCGATAGGCGACTTGCATCAATTGATTAACCGTGCGAAGTGGTGGTGGTAGTTGTTTTGCCTGGAACGAGCACTTTGGCTTGCAAGACGTTCTCAGCTTCTGGGAAGCTAGGAAGCGCGGTGGCTGCCGCCTTTTCCCACGTTGCAATTGGATCTTGCGTAGTCTCGTAAACGGTGGTAAACACATTGCCAACAGTGCCCTGTTGAACACCCGGAGTTGAAATCAGTCGGGACTCTTCAGGGGTAGGACCATAAACGGTTTGCCCGAGCTGGTCATCACCAAAGGCTACCAAAGTGTCTTCCGGGAAGTACCGTTCAACGGTATAGATACCTTTGGCTCCCTGCTTACGGTACTTGGCATCATACGTGACAATAGTTGGCAAGCCGAACGACTGCATAACCGCATTGAGACTGCCAACACTAGGCAACAGACCTGCTGTCTTGAAGTAGTCAGCAAATGCTTTACTCCGGATCAGGGCAGTTTGTACCTTGGAAGAAGTCAAAATTCGCGTTGGCGCGTAGTCGAGCAGTGCAAACCAGTCTTGCAAGTCCTTAATCGGATCAGCACCATTTGCATCCCAAGAAGTAGTTGCGGTAACTTGGTGTTCTTCTGGAACATGGTAATCAACGTTGAAGTTGAGATTGTTCTCATTAATGGTGATCTTCCCAGTTGCCAAAGCCTCCATGCGCATTTTTTCAACGCGTGCATAAACGCCTTGAACCAAAACATCCAAGTCGTTGTACACAAGGCTGGTCAGGTAGTTCTGTTCAGCCGGTGTGCGCGGATTGCGTAATGCGATCAGGTCCTTTTCCTTAAGCTGCATCTTGCGTTTGATGTAGCCGAGTTCAGCGGCCTGAACACTTGCTTCACGACTGCCAATCTCCGCTTCCGTATCGAATGCAGAAATAGATGCCACGATAGGCGTCTTAGACCCACCACGAAGAAATTCAAAATCCAACTGATTAATTTTGGTTGATGGGAACAAGGTGTCCCCAAGTAATTGCGGGTACTGGCGGTTTTGAACGTAATCAAGTACCGTCTTTTGATTAAACAAATCTAAAATAGCTGGCATAAGTTAATCCTCCTTAGTCAGAAACGTGGCTGAATTTGATTTCTTTCAGCGCAGTAATAGCATTACTGGACGGCTTGACTGGCAAGCGAGCTGCGTTCACATATCCTTCAACGATGACGCCTACCGGTTGAGAACCCTCACTGACATCAACATCATTAATGGTCACGCCGATTGCCGTTGCATCGTTCTTTGGATAGATAGAACCTGCTGGCAATACACCTTTTACGACACCATCAGTTGAACTGTCGGCTTGGTGAGTGAATGAAACGAATTTCTCGCTATCCAAGAAGTTGATCTCAGATGCGGTTACCTTTTTACCTGCGTACATAAAAGTACCTCCTTATTTTTGTTTCCATGGATCGTTAACAACTTGGCTCTGCTGATTCCGTTGTTTAGCAAATGCCGCGCCCGGAGTCTCCACCTTTGAACCATGCGTTTTGGGTGTGCTTCCCTTAAGCAACTCTTGACGAACACCTTCAGCCACTGCCTGATCATGCGCAATGAGCCACTTTACATTCGCCTCAGTAGATTCTGCCTCTGGCGTTACAACGTGCTGCAAATCGTCCTCAGTGACTGTCAGCTTGGCGTCCTCAAACATCGATCGAGCCTGTTTGCCCATCTCGTAGGTGGCAAGCTGTGACTTGAGTTCGTCTCGCTCTTTTTGAGCCTTTTCTAGCTCATAGTCTTTCTTCTGGTCGGCGTTCATCTTGGCCAGCTTTGCAGCTTCGTCAACGGCAGCTTGCTTTTCCTTCTCGGCACGAGCAAGGCGCTTTTTTACAATATCGTTGACCTGCTCATCTGTGTAGGTATGCCGATCAGAGCTTTCATCAGAACTGTCTTGGCCATTTTCCGAGTCTTGAGCGTTGGTGTCATTGTCACTTTGAGATTCGCCGTTTTGCTGGTTCTCTTGACTACCGTCAGCACCAGTATCTTCAGCGAAAAATTGCAAATTCATTGGCATTAAAATCTTAGGAATCATGTTCAGAACTCCTTCCACAGCTTTTTAGACGGATCAGGCTTGCGTCTTAATTTACCGGAGCTTTTAGAGTCAATCACGCTTGGACTTGATGGCATAAAAATAGCCGCTAGCTGCGACTTATAAAAATCCTTTACGGCGTTGTGCGTCTCTAGATCGTTTAGCAAGCTCGTGTTTGATCGGCACCGCCAATTTTTCGGCAAGCAATTTACCATCTACCGAACGTCCAGATGGTTCGTATGTTTCTTCAAAAATGTCAGGCTTGCAAGGATAGAACTCGCCATGAACACCTTTGATGATGTAATCACCATCCGAAACCTTCATGTCACCTTCAAGAGTTTTGATAACAGGATTAGTAGCCATCATCCCACCGTCTGGTGCGACATCGCCATTAACCATGGGATAGGCTGTGTGTCTCATATAAACCCATTTCTCATAATCGAACTGAACAGCTTCAATTTCAACCGGCTTCTTACGATATTTCATTGCATTTCCTCCTAGATTAGAAACTGTATTCTTGCTTGATGTCGTCTATACCATGCACATTGGCAGCAAGTTTAATGACAACTTTGGTATGATCGCCGACCTTTGAATCGATGTTCATATCAATGACACCTTCAATACGTTTGCCGTTAAGATATGGGCCGTCATCTTTCAGTTCAATAACGCTTAGGTGAGGACCTGACACGTTACCAGATGTCGATTTAGTGTCGCCGGTTAATGACAGTCCCATATAATTGGCAAGTGTCGCATTGTCGATTATCATCAGTTTGCCGTTGACATATAAATTACCATTCTGAATGGTCACATTGTCATCGCATCGATTGTATGCGGTCAGGATAAGCGCTCCTAGCTGATAATCTTTGATGCCATTAGCTAATGCGGCCAAATCAAGTAGTCGTTTCTTGATGCCTTCACGAGTTTTCAAATCTTCATTGCTCATGGTATTTCCTCCTAATCATCGTCTGGCATATAAGCCGCAATGGAGCATCGGCAATTGGGGTGAACTGGAATATCTGGCACATCGTCTACACGATAAATGCCTCTACCAGTTCTGCCACCTTCTGAAATCTCCTTGCACACATCACACGCGCTTGGCTCAGCCACCCATTTGCAATAGTCATAGCTGAACTTGTGGAAGCTATCTAATTGCGCCTGCGTTTGAATCCGAGCTGACTCAGTACGTGCAATTCGTTCTGTCACATAGCGGTGATTGTTCACCGTTTCTGCCACTTGACCGCGTAACTTGCGAGCAATCTTTAGTGGGCTCTGTCCTTGAATGGTGGCGGCAGTCAATAGCTCATCCAGTTCAGCTTTAAGAATGTCTTGGTTGATCCAAATGCGTTGTGAGAAGGTGTAATCTCCCTCTCTTTTGGAGAGCAATTTGGATAAATCAGTGTAGCCGCTCTTAGATACCGTCTCTCCAAGTATTCCGGATTGCCGTTTGATCTCAGATTGATAATCATCGCTCAATTTTGAGATTAAATCGGCGTTCACTTTCATGTGTGCATCAAGCATTTCTTGACCAATCTCACTCTTGAGCATTTCTAAACGGTTAATGCGCATGGTAGCGTTGTATAGCTTGAGACGATCATTGACATCCTTGCTAAAGTCGGAATATTTAAGCGGTTCGCCGTTGTACATCTTTCTAGCATCATCAACAATCGACTTTGCTTCCGCTTGATAAGCTTTAATATCGGTTACCATCACTGCTTGACGCGCACCGGCCATACTGTCGTTGCTATATGCGGCATACTTGGCAAGCTCTGAATCAATATCCTTTTGAATGTTGGTTAAAGCTTTGTCAAAATATTCCTGAATTCGGGCATTGAACGCCTCGTCATTCTTAAGGTTCTCGACAATCCATTTCCGTTCAGCGGCCGTTCGCTTATTCCAGTAGGCAGAATTACTCGCTATCTGTTGCTGAGTCGTTGTTGTCATCATTGCCACCACCATTCAGAAATTTCTGGAAGTCCGGGCTTGACGGACTGTTAGTAGCAGCGTCTTTTGCTTTCTGGGCGGTCTCATCAGCGATGCGTTTCATTTCGGCCTTGGGATCATCGACAAATGATAAGGTACTCAGCATGGTCTGATCTGATACAAGGCCTTTGAGCTTAGAAGCCGCGTCTGCTTCGTCGGTAATGTTCTCCGGAAGATTTCGCGAGAATGCGAAGTTAAGCTTTTGCCAGTCATCAGATTTACTTTCTGGAAGGATTGTCCCAACACTGAATGCGATCTTGTAAAGGGACCGGAGTGACTGTGTGAACTTACGATCTTGATTGGCCGCCAGATTGCGCATTGGTAGCAATTTGTATTGCAATGCAACACCAGAGCTATTGCCGCTGAATGCTTCATCGTTCAAGTTTGCCACCATACTGATCTGATAGATCATGCTGATGAGACGGTCAATGAGGTGTTCTTGAATGGCATCGCCATCAGGTTTGGTCAGAAATTCAGCTACACCTTGAGCAGAATCAGCGTCTGGCGCATAGATAATCTGGTTTCCATTAAGATCGAGTTTGGGGTTGCCGTCATCGTCCTCATCGAGTTTGAGACCCTTGAGAACCAGGTATGCATTGTCAAAATATTCATTCTGGTTCGCCTTCTGGCTTAGTACCTTGTCTAAGGCATTGATGAGCGTCTCAACGTTCTCAAAGATGCCTTGACGCTCGGTGTTCATGAAGAACTCAACTGCCGGTACTTCGTTAAATGGGTTAAATCCGCCTGTCCCTTCAAGGCGTGTCATATCAAGAGCGTATATGCCGTCTCTCAGGTATACCTTTCCGGTCAACGTCTTGTCTTCATCATGCCAATACATGACAAACGCAATGGCTTTGTGTGCTACCGTGTCGTCATAGACAATGAATGAATTGATAGGCGAGCTGTACGCAATACACGTCTTGCTGTCTTCGTCCTGGTACAAAAAAGCAAGCGCCCGTCCGTAAATGGCTGCTTGCTTGCTGATCTCGCTTAATTTGTCCTGAACGCTGTTCGTATCGTTCCACTCTTGCAACACGGTGTTGTCCTGTGTGTTATCGAGCGTGATCTTCGGTGGAATACCAATGTAAAACCCATTGTAGGTATCCACGATATAGTGAGCCAAGTTGCCAACAAGACGGTTGTCTGGTCCATGATCCTTTTTTGCATCATCAATAATCTGATGCTGACCGAGGTACATTTTCTTTGCTGGAAGGTACTTGTTTTTAGCTAGATCATCATTGGCAGTAATAAACGCATTGATGTCATCGCCAGTTAGCTCTTCATCAGTCGGGAAAATAAACACATCTCCGTCTGTGATTGAGCCTTTCCCTTGAACTGTTAATATGATGGCCACCTCCTTAGAAGTATTTGCTTGTGTTCTTGAACGTATGAGCTGCATTTCTCCGTTTGATTACCTGCATGACAAAATATCTCATGGCGTCCATTGCGTGGTCATGTGCCTTGACCACTTTGTCTTCACCCTTTTGACTGGCCTTGTCATCCCACACATAAGAAGCGAACTCTTTGAACAGATTAGTTAGCCCAGGTGTGAACTTGATCTCACCAGAGTTCATAGCTGTTTGCGTTTCTCTAATGCCGTTTAGCACATCGTTATCAGCTTTAATAACTCGATACCGGCGTTCTCTCAATTTGGCAATAAATGAAGCCGCTGATGGGTCAACAATCACTTCACAGCGTATGTCACCGACAAATTGGCTGAAATCCCGAGCGTATTCATCATCTGTCTTCTGTCTGCTGCTATGCCGTCCATCGTAGTAATACTCTTTGAGACAATACCAAACAGACCCACATTTACCCCAAAGCAAGAAAGCTGTGGGGTTCTGTGTGCCATAGTCAACACTGACATAGTATCGGCTTGGTTGCTGGCTTGGATTGCTGATCATCTCGTCTTTATTGAAGTTGTCGTAGACAATTCCATCAGCCAGAACCCATTGTCCCAGAATATATCGCTGGTAAAACACTCCTGAGTACATATGTTCGCACCTGTCAATAACTTCATTGCTCAGGCTTGGATTGTCCGTCATCACAAAGTGGAGACGCAATGCGCGTTTATCGTCTGCTTGATCAATCCAATCAGTCTTGAACCAGTGATACGGACCCTCTGGGTTCATATTGAACCAGTATTTGCCGCCAGTAACGGAAACACGCGCTGTCGCTTGATTGACAAACGACTGTGGCATGAGAGCTGCTTCATCAAAGAACATTCCGGCAAGTGTGATCCCTTGAATCAGATCTTGGCTGCTTTCATCTTTACCGCCGAATAAATAGTAGAGGTTGGTTCTTCCATCAAGGCTGATTTCCAGCATGTTTTCTGAACGCCGATCCACAACCGAGAATCCCACTTGTTGCAATGTTTGTTTGAGTGGCCTGATAACATTTCGACGCAATGATCCAATGGTTTTGCCGGCAATGCCAAATTGCTCGCGGTCAAACATAATCATGCTCCACAGAACATAGCTGATCGACATCGCAAACGTCTTTCCGGAACGCACAGCACCATCAGCAATGATTGTCTGCTTGTCTGGATAGCGGCGCCACCAGTTGATGATGTCTAACTGTTTCCCTTTGAATTGATCAATCGGGGTTGTCATTGACATCACCGTCCTTTGGAATGCTTTCATCAATTGCGGCTAAAAGCTTGTTCAGTCCTCCATATTGGCCTTCTGGAGTGCGGTAAGCGCTAGCTTTTGCTTCCATGATGTCAGCCTCAGCTTCAGACTTGCGAACGTCAGCCTTAGTTTTCTCAATATCAGTAATAATCTTCGTTAGCTGAGCATTGAGCAGCTCATCATTACCAGGGTAACGCTTTAACAATTCGCGTCCTGCTGCCATGCGGTCTTTGATGCTCGGAGGGTTATCCACCTGCTCTACACCGTCCATAGTCGCAACGGCCACAGTTTCACGCGCGGTCCCGCGTAGCACAGTAGTGAAATACTCCAGGACTTCGGTGGCTTTAGCGATTGTATCGTCTTCCATTGCCTTCATACGCTCGTCAATAGCCGCTTTTAAGTAAGGTTTAGATAGGTTCTCTACTCCCATCTGTTTCGCCGTCTTAGGGCTATATCCGGCCTCTAGTGCAGCTTGTTTTGCGTTCCCGAACTTGATGTATTGGTCGACAAACTTCTGCTGTTTGGCCGTCATCTTGTGTTTCATCACATATCACCACACCTTCCTTCCATTAAAAAAGCGGTAGCTAGTTAGCTATCGCTGGTTATAATTCATTAAGCTGTTGTTACTCCTGGATTGTCTTTACTAGGCTGTTTCTTCTTATCAGCCTTGGTCTTGTCCCGCTGTTTTTTCAACTTGTCCTTGAGGTTCTTATAGACGTCTTTTGGTGACGGCAAGTGGAATGCCACAGTATCCACCCCCTTTTTGACAAGCATACCTTACTTTCAGGATGTGCGTATCCGCCTCGCGTCTTAACTTGATTAGAGCGTGAACGGACAATTTCTCTGTCAATCTTGCCGATGGCCCACGCTTCAACTTTCGGCATGTAAACGCCGTATTTTGTTGTAATCATTTGAGCCATGAAATCACCTCACACATAGTAAATGGCACGGGTATCATGATCGCTGTATTCGACCAGCTCAAACGTTTTGTGAGCAACCACGCCAATGTCATCAGTCCACTGATCGGTTGGCTTGCGCGTTGACACCTGACGCTGAACGAATCCGCCCAAATCTTTACTCATCTCGCTATGAAGGTGACCGGTGAAAAGCTCGCGGTTCTGTGCTGTGCCTAACATGAATCCAAACTCATCTAGGTATTTTGCGAGGTAATTGTTCTTGCCCTTGTCACCATGAGTAGCACCAATGAAGTTGTGGCCTAACATTGTGCCTTTGTAATGATTCAGTGATATATCCCAAGTAATGTTCGGCTGGTTGCTGTAGGCACGTTTCAATAGACGTGCGAACATATATCCAACTGACGGGTCGTGGTTACCGGCACAATACATGACCTCACACTCATTGGCGTTCTTGATAATTGCTTCAATCAACGTCTCGAAGTATTGCTCCATTTCGTTCACAGTCTCGCCTAGGTCAGTTGTTTCGAGTTGTGTGCCCTTTGCTGTGGTCGAGTTGATATTGTCCACGTGAGCTAGATCACCGCCCAGAATGAGCAATATTTTGGCGTAGTGGCCGCGTTCAATGATTTCTAGCTGACGTTTCAGAGATTCAGCATAGACATCAAACGTGTGACCGTTGAAATGCGTGTCAAATGCCGGAATGACCAGATAGCGATCTGATTCCACAAAAATAGGAGCCTTAGCTTGGTATGGCTCCTTGTGTGTGATGATGTCATTCATCAATGATTCATATTGTTCAGCATCGACTAGCGGTCTGATTTGTATCTTGCTCTGGAAGAGCGTTGCTTCAGGTTTCTGCTTCCAGTAGTTGCTTGTGGCACGTACAAGCTCCCACTTAGTGTAATCATACCCGTGAGCTTCCAGCACCTCTCTAGGAGTCATTTTATGGCCCCTGACGACTTTCAGGATGGTTTCACTGGATTGTGTTCCGTCTGAATCGTATTCATTCTTCAATGGCTTTTGGAACTCGATCCCAATCCGTCTTGCTTTTCCCTGCAACGCATCATAGCTAATCCCGAGCTTGTCTGCCGCCTCTCGTCTGGTAAAGCCTTCAGAGGCGAGCTTCCTAATGTCACCGATCTGTTCATCTGTCCATTGCATCTACTCGCCTCCTGAAATATAATAGCCATGAGCAGTTTAGAGATTCTGCTCAGCTTCCTCATAAAGAACTTCCCGAGTTCTTAAGCCCTCGGATTCGGCCCCGAGAGCTTTTTTATGTGCCTATTATAAGTATTGTGTTACAATGACTCAGTGAGTTCATTCTCACACTTCAAAAGTGATTGGCCCTCGTTTTCCCAGAGCGAGGGCTTTTTTGTTGCACAAAAATAGCACCTCACCGTTTGGTGGAGTGCTCATGTAAATAAAAAGACGCCGTGGCGTCTTCATTTATAGAGGTTTTCATTATCTCTCTCAACCCAAAGCCCATGAAGAACCTCAAAAAGCTGAACAACAAGCGAAACAGTTACTTCAACAGCCATTGAGAGAAAGGAGAGCCAAACAGACATAAAGAGATCAAGACCAGAAAACCTATTTGGTATAAAGAAACCAAATATAGAAGCAAATGATACTAACAAATAGAATGTTGTACCCAGTAACAAACTTTCTAAAATCCGCAAATCCAAAAACATGTGCCGGAAGAGAGCATTTTCTTTCAAGCTTAGAATGATCGAGACAAAACCAATAAATATTGCCGTCAAAGTAGCTGCGAGAGTAAGTACGGCGCTAAGAAGTGCTTGAAGATCGGTAGGACGAAGGTGCAACAGCCAAAAGTTTAACATGAAGGTCAGTATTCCTAAGCTGTAAGAGAACTTATGCCTTCCTATAAAGCTCACACTCCCTTGCCTCCTTTTGCGCGATGACTATTATCCAATTTTATTTTGTTCGAAAGATATGCGTCCTTAACTGAATCCATCATCGCGTCCATTGGTATTTTACCATTTACAACTTGAACGTTATTAGATGCGATCATTCGTTGATTTATCAAATCGATTAGTTGTGCATCCTCATTCTCCCTTCCATCAACGAGCATCTTCTCTAACGATAGTTTCTTCTCATTATTCATTTTTAACAGGCTCTTAATAATAGCCACTGCCTCATGAACTTTAATGTTTCCTCCATACAACCGCATAGTCATTTTTTTGTTGTTAATTTCATTGTACTTGGCTAAGCCTGCATTTTTTATTGACCGATCATCAGTAACAACATTAGTCACACGAAAATTAATTTCACTTATTTCAGAGATGTGTTCTAGATTTTCAGCTGAAGTTTTATCAACGACCACATCATCTACAAGCCCCTGCTGTCGAGAAATCTTATAAAAGTATTGCTCGAGTTTACTTATCCCCATTCCCGATCTAGGTGGAAGAACCACAACGCCATTAGCTGGATTAAAGCAAACTACTGTATCACTTGCTGCCCCCTCTTCAGCCGAATCGCCATATTCTCTTCTGCCAGACTGGATATCCCTCTCTACCTGAACAACTACAGCTTTTTTTAAAGTGTCTGCTCGTTCAATGTTAAACACCCAGAAATGAGATATGCCTAAATCGGGTTCATCTTTTCTTGATAAAACATGTCCCTCGGCGTCATAGAAACGAATATTCGTTATTCCTGCATAAGAATGCTGGTCTAACTTTACAGGATTAAGAGTCATTGGATTAGCTAAAAATCGTTTCTTCAACAGTTCGTCAAGAACCGATAAGTCATAGTCATTACCTGCTTTGTCGAATCCACCCTCTGATTTTTTTGTCTTTGAATGTTTATATATATGAAAAAAATCGTATTTCTTCAAAATTTCAGTCATCTTCTCAACCTCCAAATTATATATGTTGATCTTAGTATATCAAAAAGGTGATGGAAGGGTTACCATCACCAACACATATAATTTGGTGTACCAGCATTATATACGAACATAGGTTCGCAAGTCAACCGATACAATGTGGCTGGCGGGACTTGCACCCGCTTGATCTCTGTGGTCAGCCACCCAGCTTGCTCGCCCAGTGTCAGGTGGGGTCGTCGCAAAGCTGTGTCCGGTCGCTAAACTGGACAATGTGGCATGTGGGAATTGAACCCACATACATATGCTTTACCAAATACGGCCTCTGTGCTGTCCGTTTATCGTCCCCTCAACGGTAAGAGTGGCTTTTAGCCGTAACAGACGATACAGCACATTTCGTTCGGGCTATTTAACCTTTCGGCCCCGAACCATATCCCGTGCTGGAATCGAACCAGCAGCCGCACGCGGCTTCCACATCGGGATTACCTTGCCACAGCTTTATCATCACTGAGGCTCGGAGGAAAAATGCGGTGCTTTAGGATCGCTCCCTTGGCACAATACCATCATAAGGGTTTCCGTTTTTAGTTCGCCACTCATTTATCAATCAATTATCAATCAATTAATCCTCAAATAGTCCTCATTCATCGATCATTTATTGCTCACTACTTTTTCTGGGTGTGACGCCAAAGTACCAGGCCGCTGCTAACAACGCATTTTTCTTTCTGCGTGTGTAGGTTGCTGAAGATATATCGAGAATATTCATTGCATCACCGTCTGGCGTGTCTGTTTCGGGCCCATCGCAATAGCGCACCCTTAATAAACGCTGATGTGATTGTTTCGGCATCGACGCAATGCAATTGTCGCACCAGTCGCAGAACTTACGCGCTGATGCTTGTCTCTCCAAACGCTGCTGTGCATACAGCGGACGCTGAACAGTGCTGGCAGAAGTACCGTCTCCCCATGCACTGGTGATCTTTGGATTGACTGGCGCTTTTATGAATCCGCGCTCTGCTCGGTATTTATTCAGGATATCTTCGACTGCTTCCCGATCCTTTTCATCGCTAATTGATAAAAGCTCCATCACAAGCGCCACCCCTTATGGTATAATTATTTTGCGGATAATTAATTGTCAGGCGTGCCTTCGTGGTGCGCTTTTGTTATACTGTTTGTGAAGATGGTGGCTTAAGTTCCATTATTCAAAAGCCATGTATTGCATAAAAGTCCCTGTCTTCCACCCGTCGCTAATCCGGCGGTTTTTTGTTATACTGTCTTCGGAGGCCCACTCCAAATGATTATTACTCTAGGTTCAATTTACACACTGGCCTCCGGCGCGTCCTTAATCAGACGCGCTTTTTTATTTGCAATCATTTGATCCTTTTCCAGTTAGCCCACATCCACATTGCAACACCAGCAGTGAGCAACATGACGGCAATCATTGTTTTCCCTCCAATAGCTCCGGATTCTCAAATATATTCCCGATGACTCCGAATCCATCATAATTAACAACTTCCGTGAACATAAAACGACGTTCTCCTGATTTCTCACAATTTACATTGTATACAGCATAATGCGGATCATACTCAACAACTCCGATATAAATATCTTCATCTAGATCTTCATTATCATCGTTATCCCAAACATTACCAAAGCTTACGATATCGCCTTCGTAAACTTCCCGCCCGTTTTTGTCGTGTAAACCGGTGTACTGACCAACAGTGTTTCTATCAACAGCTACCCAAAATTCGGGGCAAATATACTCGTCACTGGCTTCAGCAACGTTGCCAATGATGCATCCGTCCTCGTAAAAGCCAACGGCAAAGTTACCATCACGATCAAAGTTGATATAGTCTAGCTCGTCCTTTTCTTTGCAAATTGGTAAACCTCTGAACTTAATCTCTCGTTTCATTTTTCCGCCTCCAATTTCACGATTTCGCCGGTTTCCTCAACGCGCCAGACACCTAGCACCCATGCACGGGCAAATGTGTTTTGCAACTTGAGCCATTTATCTTTATTTTTATCAGTGTATCCGCCCCAAACACGAAAAGTTTTAGCAACTTCGATTGGCGCAGTTTCATCATCCAGCGCAAAAGACAAGGAATAATCATATGCTTTACATTGCTTTATCCAATCGCTTTGGGCTTCTGGAATCACCGGCAGATCATCTGGCAAGGCTTTTTCGTATTCAGCCATGAATAAATTTGCATCTTGGTGTCCGATATTGCCACCGCTTGCCTGTGCATCAGCCAGCGCGTCAACAGCTTTCTCGAACACGTCCCGCTTCGTCTCATTGCTCATAGCACACACCTCCAGCCGGTAGTTTCGAACATTGCATAGGAATCATCAGCGTTCTTCTTTTTCAAGTAATTGAGTTGAAGAACTGCTCGCTCACGGTTGAAGTAGATAGGCGATACACGGTGTGCGTTGCCAAAATCAGACACCTTGGCCACGAAGTAACAAGCTCTCCCACCACTTTTTAGGTTCACTTCTTGTTTATTCATCGTCAGTCACCTCCCGATTAGCGGCACTCGCTGCAATTCGTTCAATGTCGGCTTCTGTTACACCAACGCCAAAGCATTTTGCTGTTTGAAAGCTATTTTCATTTGTGATCACCGGCTGTTTGAAATAAGCCAGCATTTCAGTATTTGAGATATATGATACTGCTGATAGATTGAGCAACTTTCCGCTTTCTAGCTTAATCAGCATCGTCAGTCACCTCCAGAAAATCAAAATCATGTGTAATAGCTGGTAGTGCTTTTTCAATTGTCTTCTGACCGTGGGCATCTAAAAGATAGCTAACTTTATTTACGCCGTCTGTTTTTTGATCGATTGCCATCAATAGCAAGTCAATATCAATATCATTGCTACATTGAAGCACAATTGTTTGGTGACTCATTTTATTCGCCATCGTCAGTCACCTCTTCTTTGGCAAGAGATAGAAGACGAACAACATCTTCTGGCTTGTGACCATCATATTCAGGTGACTCAGGTAACTCGCGCACACCATCGAACAAATACCACTGTGAATCAGGATAGTGATAGGTATACTGCCCTTCTGGTGTCTCAATTCCGCACAAGAAATATCCTGCAAAGCCATTACCGTCTGACTGGGTATGCGTGCGCCATGATTGATGTGGGTATGCTTTTAGCAAGGCCGCAAACAAAACTGCACGGTGAAAATAAAGATCGCCAAAGGTGTGACTTCCATCACAAATCTTGTTGGTCTGGTCGCCTTCTAGTTGCTGATGAATCTCCCAATTTATTTTTCTAATTTTCTTACTTGGTGCCATCGTCAGTCACCTCTTCTTTCTCGCAGTCTTGCAAGCCAAAATCAGATATTTCCCTCTCGGTGAACTCAAAATCATCGGTATCGTCATCAGCCGCATTCAAATCATCAATTCCGAGGACACCATCTGATTTTTTCCAGTAATATAAAGGTACATGTGGCACCTTGACGTTGTATTTTGTCTCTTTTTCAACGGTGTATCCGTTGGCGAAAGCTTCAATCAGAAGTCTTTGTTCACTACTATCTTCTAAACCAGAAATATAGGTTGCTGGCCATATAGCTTCATGCGCATCTTCAACGATTTCGGCTTGCTCTTTGGTTAGCACTACCTTTTTAGGTTCCTCAACAAGCGCGACAACGTGGCCGCCAGAACGTTTTGCAACTTTTTCACGCTCATCTTTGTCTGGTGTTGCCCATGCACAGGTACCAAAATAATAGCCTGCATCTGCCCACTTACCTTCATCATTCTTTACCGCGTACAGTTTTTCTTCGCTCATTTTTCGTCCTCTTTCCCGTAAATGAAATGCAGAATGTCTAATGCGTATGCAATGGCTTCCGGCGCCTTTCCTATCACAGTAGCTCGGTAGAAAGCTTTTGCTCGTTCATAGGAAATTGGCTCATTGGTCTTACTGATGGGAACGAGCTTGTAGTCTCGCCCATTAAGCATGACGCCTACGACCTTGCCAGTCTTTTTGCTGATGTAGATGTCATCGAACGTGTCGTCTCCTGTTTTCATTGATGTTCCTCTCATTTCGCACTGACTGACTTCACAGCCTGATCGGAATAGTCCTTGATGCTCTGTGCGTCTTTGATGGCCTGTGATAAGTCATTGTTTGCCTGTTTGGCGGCTTCTAACTGTGATGTAAGGTCATTGATGGTCTGCTGCTTAGCATCGACCTCAGCCTGTTTCTTGGCGACTGCTTGTTGGCCTTCAACGATCTTTTGCTGAATCTGTGCGTCCTTGCTTGCCATATCGTTGTCGTATTGCTGTTTTAGGGCCGCATACTGTGTCTGTGCGTCAGACAACTGATGTTGCAAATCGGACAAGCTAGATTGTGAAGCGTTGATCTTAGCCGTCAGCTTGTCGATATTGTTTTTGGTCTCCACGATGTTCTGGTGACCTTGCCAAACATTGTCGGCAATGGTGGTTGCACCGGCACCAAACATAAGTCCTGCCAAAACAGTTACTGTAAATGTCAATTTTTTATTCATGATTTTTTCTCCTTAATCGATCTCTTCGACTTCAACTCTCGGGTTAGCTTTGTCAATAAAGAACCGATCTCGCAGTTCTACAATGTGATCCCAGTTGTCGTTTTCTAAAAATTTAGCCTTTTGCATGCCGTCGAAGATAAACTTGTGCTGAAACGCGATGTTGTCCGGGTCTGTTCGCTTGTCATACCAATACCAGTCGAAACTTAGGGGTTTTCCCCATTGAAATTTCACGCCCTGATTCATCGCTTTTCTCACAGCCAACATTACCGTTTCCGTTGCTTGTTTCTTGACTTTTGCTCCGCCGAACATGTTGCCTCGTTCAACCTTGATGTACTGGTTAAGAGTCATGAGGGGCAATGGAATAATGATCCTGTTCACGCCGGCTTCACGTCCTTCAGATAGTATTGACGTTGCTTGCCGTCAACCATCTCAACCGTTGTGATTAGCTCTTTGGGTGCCTTGCCATCAAAAGCAACTGGCTCGTTGATGTCTTGGCTTGCACATCTGGCATTGTATCGCTCGATTCTGATGATTCGTGCCACACCGCCGATATCACGCACGCCCATGAATACTCGATCAGGCACCACAACCAGATCACCGACGTTCACTGTTGATTTAATTGCTTGCATTTAGAATGCCTCCTGTTTAATGCTCGGTTTCATTGAAAAATCCAGTGTTGCGAAGTGATTGGCAAGCTCAAGCAATTTAAGCAAGCTACCCGAAACTTCGCCATCAGCATATATGCTATCTGACGCTTCATGAATCATGCGTGTATTGGCCTGCACAATGCCACCAACAAGCACGATGAAGTCTTGCCACTGCGCTTCGGTAACGTTTAGGTAACCACGGTCATAATCACGTTCGATGTCCGCTATTGTTTGATTCAATGCCGTTTCGTAGGCCCGCAAACGTTTATCCAAGCGTTGCAAATATCTATTCGTCATTTCTTCGGCTGTCACGATCTTTTCCCCCTTACGTCCGTTAACTTTTCAAAATTTAATGTGCAGTCTTTTGATTTTGGAATAATTCGGCTGATGAGTTTGCTGTTGTACATGTGCTCAAGCTCGCTCATCTCGTTGTTCGTTGTGACAATTGTTGATAGACGAGGACTGTTGCTCTCAAAATCAAGACGGGCATTCGCAACACGATACATCAGCTCTTGCATGTCACGTCTCACCGGCTTGATGTCGAGCTTCATACCGCCTTCTGTCCCGAAGTCGTCCAACAACAGCACGTCAGCCTCTTTCATTGCGCGCTCAATGCCCGCTAAACGCTGGCGAACGTCTGGTGCATCGTATTGCAAGCTCATTAGGTTACTTAGCTCTGCTGTCGAAATAAACAGCCCTGACTGGCCTTCATCGCGTAGACTCGTCAGCATCGCCAAAGCAAGTGATGTCTTTCCTGTTCCACGAGGGCCAAATAAAATCACGTTTTCAGGCGTTTCTTGCATTTGTTTTGCCAACTTGTATGCCCTATTTCCCAGATCTCTTGATTTCTGCAAATCCGTCTGCATTTCAGGCTGCCATTTGTCGAACGTAAACTTAGCTGGAACGTCACCCGGGAAGACTGAGTAGCGATAAATGGCACGTGCCTTTTTACGGTTCAATGTGGCCATAGAGCGTTCGTAGAAGCGCTGTTCAATCTCGGCCTGAGTTGGCAGCGTATTAACGTCAATCCCACGCTTTTCAATGATTTTTTGCACGTCTTCATGCGTGAATAATCGCCTAATCGACTCCATATCCCCAGTTCTCCTTTTTCGGTTCGGTGTGCGGCGTTCGGTTTGACTGGCGTTCACTATCGTTTGCTTCGACAGCAGCAACCGTGAGAAGACGCTTGCTTTCCCAGTTTTTCAATATGCCGTTGACGTACTTGTAGTTTCTGACATTGCTTTCAACCGCAGTCCGCAGCGCATTTAGGACTAGCTTCTCAGGTTCAGGTGATCCTGCTTTTCGCATGTCATCAACCCAATCAACAAGGCTTTCTCTGGTGAACGGTGATAGTTGTCCAAACCCGTTGCCTTCCCAGAAATTGCAAATATCAAGAATTGATGATGACGACGATGACGGTTCTTCAGCAGGACTCTCTGCTGCCTTTACTGGAGCAGTAGTCTGTTGTCGTTTAGTTTTGTCTAGTTTAGTCTCGTCTTGTTTAGTGTATGTGCTACTGTGTTGCCTACTAGGTTGTAAACTACCTTGTAAACTGTGTTGCCTACTAGGTTGCCTACTGTGTTGCCTACTATCTGACACACTGTCATCAGCTTGACTACTAGGTTGCCTACTATCTGACGTACTAAGCTTTCGTGAAATATCGATGACTGAGTAGGTCGTCGCCTTAACACCGTTAGTTTGAAAATCTATCAGCCCTGACTGCTTTAGCGCGTTGCGGGCTTTGACGATGCCCTGACGGCTTAAACCAGTCAACGTTTCGAGTGTTCGATTCGGCATATTGAATTCGCTTGGCCAGCCTAGCTGGTTACATTGGTAAACCAGCCCATGCCATAATGCTATCTGTCCTGTGCTTAGCGGATTAACGCTTTGCTGAATGTAGAACTCTCGAATTAGCTTGAATAAATCCATGCGGTGAGTCACCTCCTACTCGACTAGCTCATCCATGCTGATAATTGTGGCGACTCGTTTAGTTGCCTTGCAGTAATCACAGGCCTCACATCGATGTGGCCGCACCTGACCGGATTTAACCGCCTCAACGTGTTCGGTGCTGTCCTGGATCTCTCCCAGCGCCTCGTCCATACGGTACTGTGGCACTTCGATGACGGCATGGTCGGGTACATCTTCCTTGGTCACGGCAATGATGAATGCTCGTGGTCGCGTTCCGTAATTTTGGTAAATCAGCTCCTGATAAACCGCCATCTGAAGATGATAGTTATAGGCATCAACGAAACTGGTTGGCTGACGTTCTCCTGGTTTCCAATACTTCTTGTGAAGCGACTGTGTGGTCTTTAGATCCAAAAAGAATGACTTTGTGGAGTCGAAGCAGTCCAGCTTGCCCATCCACTCGACCCCAAACAGATCACCAGTCAGGATCTCTTCTTTTTCGCCCTGATAAAGTCGTTGAACATTATCATCAGCTTCAAGCGTGGCAATCATCGCATCAGCTTGTTTATACGGAGCTTTCAGTTGTCCTTTTGACGATCCACGAGTTGAGAACATCTCTGGGTGTCCTTTGATAAAAGACTCATGAGCTTGCTTGGATTCAAAATAGCTGTGTAGATAGTTCCCAACCAGCAAGGCAGTCGGATCACCTCTTGGTGTCCATTTACCTTGCAACTCGGCCATCGCTTCTGCTTCGCATGTCAGAAACTTCTTAAACCAGCTAGCAGACTGATATTTGAAACTGGTATCCAGCGAGTAATAATTATCCTTGTTGACCGTCAAAGATTTCTGGTTGTTTTCCCGTATTTGGGTCGTGGGTAATGTCTGGCTTAAGAGCATCTGGCTTCACCTCCGATTTTGTGACGGGTTCAGCGGGAGCATTAAGTGCATCCTCGATCGAGTTAGGATCTTCGGGGGTAACATCCTTCAGCTCTGGATCAGCTTCGACTGGTTTCTCATCGGCACTGACCGCACTTTGCATGTCGGTTGTCATTGGACCCCACTTAGTCAGCAGCGATTTGATTACCGTCTTCAGGGCCATGGCCTCGTAGTTGTCTTTCCAAACGCCCTTGGGCTCCGTGCCACCACCAGATTTGCTGAAACGCTTGCGATGATCATCGACTTGCTGATATGTCCAATAGACCATCTTTTCAAAACCATTAGTAAGTTTGAACGTTGCGGCATAGCCAACCGGTTTTTCGCTTGCTTCGCGATCGTGGAAGTTCGGCGTGTACTCAAGTTCCTCTGTTAATGGGTTCCAGCTCTTGAACTCATCTTCATAAATCGGAAGTGCTGTCAGGCGCTTGTAACGGCCCGAGCGTTGAGCAAGCTGGATATAGCCCTTGTACCCAATCTGTGGCTGCGCCTGGTTCTTGTATGGAACGATGTAGACAAAACCCAAGCTCGGGTTAACCGGAAGATCGAGCGTTGCTGCTACCATGGCCGAGTTGATAACACTTAACTGATCAACTCTGGCTAAGCTTGGATTAAGACTTACCGCGCTGGCAATCGATGAAAGAAACTGTGGTGCCCGTTTGTCCAGAACCGCCGCAAACTTGTTTCGAATAGCCTGTGTCTCAATTAGTTGCTTAACCGGCATTTTTGTTAGGTCATATTGTGTCGTCATATGCTGCTCCTCCTATTTCCATTCCTGAAATCCTTGATTCTTCATGAAATCGATAACGTCTAAGCTGTCATCGCCGAAGAAAATCTCAACCAGTTCTGCTTTTGGATACGTAGAACTAGCAGCGTCTTTTAAGAATCGCTCAGGGCCGTGAATGTTGATCCAATCTTTCAAGTATTCCTTCGCCTTGTCTTTGTTAAAGGCGCCCTCATAACGCGATGCAGCACAGCTTTGATAAAACCAAGGTTTCTTTGTATCAACTTCATATTCATCGGCGGTGGCCAAGAACTCCTCCGCTTGTTCGATATCCATATCTCGGGGCAAGACGGTACCGTGATAGGATTCCCAATCAGCGACGGCTTTATCTTCAAGCGCTTCTCGTCGTTGATACTCGTTCAGAACCGCTGTATTGTAATCAAGCATGGTCATCGACCGCCTTCCGTGATAAAATTAGGTCATAATAATATCTGCTCAGTTTCTGATTTCCCGTAGTAGGAGCTACGGGATTTTTTTGTGCTCTTTTTATCGTGTCCATTGTTTCCAGCCTCCTACTGCTGTGGCGCCGATCATGATGCCGGCCAGAGCTACAAGCAGATACTTCCAAAAGGCTGATGTTGGATCGAACAGCACTGACATGATTGCTTCTAACATCGTTAGTCCTCCGTGTATGTTTCCATGAACTTGTCAACTGCCTTTGAGTACCAACGGTCACGAGACTTGTCGCTCTTCTTGTGACCACCATTGCCGGATTCGTATCGTGGCATGCCTGATTGATATGCAATACGTTCAAAGGCATCGGTACCGAGTGACAGTTTCAACTTTGCACTTAACTCGCCCTTGTTCATCCCGTGACCAGGCAAAGCATCTTCAACGGCTTTGTTTACCATCGCCTGAACCACTGGCTTAAGATTGTCTGCGAGATGAACTGCAATGAGTTCTGCAAGCTTGTCGTCCTCATTAACTTTCACCGCTACATCCATGCTTTCACCTTCTCCACTGGTCTGATTTGGGACTTTAGTGATCCGATTAGGCTTTCCAGACTTTCAACTAGTGATTCTCCCGAATCGATGTATGATCTGATCTTGCTCACATCGGTTGGTGTGAAGTGATCACGTCCTTTAGACATCGCTGGTTCTGCTCGTTCTCTAGCCTCTTCAAATTTCTTTTGGGCCATTTTTTCGTGGAGATAAACAACGTATGGATCGTCAGTATCAAGATCATCAGCGAATACTCTTAATCCAGTCTGATATTCGATCGCTGCGTTCAAAAATCGATCATTGCCAATTGCAAGCGCCATGGTAATCAGCTTATCGTTCGGTATGCCTCTTGCTTCCCAATTACTAATAGCGGCCTGTGTGACGTGTACGCGTGCTGCTAAACTCTTGCGTGTCAGGCCCTCTTCTTGAAGGCTTCTTGAAAATTCCTGAAAGATGTTAATTGCCATAACCACACCTCCTTTAAATGTGTACCGCCGATGTAGTAGTTTCACGGCGATATATGCGATGATTAAGCTGTAGCAAGGTAATCAATCATTTCGTTCCTTGCACGTTCCCTTTCAGCGCTGATTGCCATTTCGAGCATGTCATTGTCCATGGTTTCCCAAAAAGCTTTGGGCTTATCATCGCGGTAGCTCATCAGTGCTTCGATCATTTGCTGTCGGTTCATTTGACTGCCTCCTCTCGCTGGTCGGGACTATGTTTACTTAAAGTTGACTGATATTCCAAAAAAATAAGATCCGGCTTCGTTTTTAATGCAGTGGCAATTTTGAATGCCAATTCATAGCTAACACGGCGTTCTCCGCGTTCGATCAATGAATAATATCCTTTGCTAATGCCAATCATATTTGAAATATCTTGCATTGTAAGATGAAATTCCTTGCGGCGTTCTTTCAGCTTTTCGTTCAAATGATCACCTCCTAATCAACTTTATGTAAACACTATAATCTACAATTAGTAAACTGTCAACTCAAAAAGTGAACTTTTTTTAAACTTTGTTGAGTTTACAATTTGTATACACTATCCTATTCCTATGAGGTGATATGATGAGCTTCGGAGAAAGACTAAAAGAACTTAGGAACGAAAAGAAGATGACCCAATCTGATGTCGGGAAAATTATAAATGTCAGCAAAGCGTCTGTCTCTTTATATGAAAAGAATGAAAGAACCCCTGACCAAGATTCTATTAAGAAACTGGCTCGTTACTTTAACGTTTCTACTGATTTTTTGCTCGGAGTTACTGACGTTCGCTCAAAACCGGAGCAAATAGACATATCAGATTCAAAAAATGATACCATCATGACTTTTGAAGGACGTCCCATTCCGCCTGAAGATCTTGAGATAATCAAGAGACTTCTTCGAGGTGGCAAACATGATGACTGATTTTACCAGTGACATGCTGAGAGAGGTTTTAAACTATGGCTTTGACCGTGGAGTCGGAGCTGAGCTGACATACAAACTGAAGCCATACACTCCGTCAGTTTCTAATCCTGAAACACGTTGGATTGCGGTTAACATGAACTGGCATAAGCCGAAACAATTGCCTTATCATGCTGCGCACGAAATAATGCACGTTCTGCATCAAGACCCAGCTTGCTTATACTTTTATTCGGCTTCAAAGAACAGTATTGAGGGCGAAGCTAACATAGGCGGAATCCATATACTTGTCCCTTTATACTTTGCCGATATTGATGAGGAAGACGCCAACCTGAATCAATTCATGGAAGCCTTTGGCATTCCATCACCAATGGAAGATGCTGCTTCAGAAGCGATAAAAGATTTTTATATATAATTAGTTGTTAGTCCAGATACGGAAGACGGTAAAAGCTGAAAACTATTTATGGAGGAAAACAAAATGGCAAAAAAGGTAATGGGTGCTGACGGTAAGGAATATAAGGTAAAGAAGCCTTTTTACAAGCGCGTTTGGTTTTGGATACTGGTTATTATTGTACTAGTGGTAATCGGTGGTGGCCTCAACAATAAGGGCAAATCAAGCAGCGAATCCACGGAAAAAACCGCAGTTAGCAAAACGGATAAATCATCTTCAAGTACAGCCTCATCTTCGGAACCGGAAGATAAAGTGTATAAAGTAGGTGAAGTTGCAAGCTATAAAGGCTATGAAATTAAGGTAAATAATGTCAAATTCGACCAAGGCGATGACATTAACACTCCAGATTCAGGTAAGCAATATGTAATCGCAAATATCACAATCACAAACAACACCGACAAGTCACAAGATTATAACCCCTTCTTTTTCAAATTAAATGCCGATGGTAACAAAACCGATTTCAGCGAGATTACCACAAATGTTGAAGATACTCTTCATTCAGGCTCTTTAGATAAAGGTGCTACAGTTACGGGTAATCTTGTAGGACAAGCAAAAACAGATGCTAAGTCATTACAGCTTCAATATCAGCCATCATTTTGGAATGACAAGTCAATCAAGATAGATCTGAAATAGTGTTTATTTCCCCGAGCAATTGGTAGAAGCCAAACAGCTTGGGGCTTTTATTGGTTACAAAAATAGCCCCGGTGGCGAGGGCTGAAGGAGGTGAACCATGAAAGCTGATAGTCAACGTGAGAGCTATACAAATGATGCAAGTAGTCTAATGCTCCCTGCGTCGTTATATCAGAAAGGTATAGAGAATATGGCTGAAGGGATTAGCTCAAGCATTAAAGGCGCACTTGATATGGATCAAGCTGCTTTGAGCGGATACACAATACTGAAGTCTATGTCTGACTCTCTTACACCCACAATTGAAGGAATTACGCATCTATACCCTAACATTGACCTGATAAAGAGAACCGCTGATATTATGCCGACATCAGCAATAGTATCGCAGTCCTTTGCTAATCTCTTAAAAACATTAGGAGAAAACGCTGATGTTGCTTCTAGGCTTCAGCTAAAAGCTCTCGAAAGCTTTGATTGGGCAAAGATTAGCAAGACACTTGTTCGATACGATTTCCGAATAAGTGTTGCCTTCCAAAAAGGTTTAACGAATGCTGTTGGAGTGGAAAACACTGGTAATAGTATTGATGAAGTGATGTCTCGTGGGCGGGAACAAAATGCAGATAAGGGTAACCACGCTAATAACTCTAGCCGATTTCAACGTAGTAATTATCAATTGGCTAACCCCGAACCACTCGCACAGCCAACTAATCATCAGCAAGTAGCCCCCACATATGAAGAAAGCAAATGCATAGGTAACGAGAATTTTGTAGAAGTTTTTAGCCATTTTCCGGGCCATCCTCTCGTCAAAGATTTAGAAGTTGCAAGTTCTATTGCTAGTGTAATGATGTTGTTTAAATTTGATTCCAGATTTGTCCAAGATATTTTTCTTGTAATCATGACTACACTGATTATTGCCTACTATCTTGACTCAAAGAAAAATACTCACAGTTAGGCCAGGGAGATGACATAATGAGACTCGATCCTGATTGCATCCGTGATGTTTTGCTTACTGTTGAAAAGCACAGTACCTATTCTCGAATTGTCGAACCAGCCAACTTTGCTGATGATGGCCTCGTTGAAAAATACGGCGAGGATAAGCTCATGTACCATATTCGAGAAGCTGAAATGGCTCGATTATTAGTTGGCCTTGAGTTTTACATGGGCAGTGATTTTACCATAAAGGACTTGTCACCAGCTGGCCATGAATTTTTAGCTGATATTCGGTCAAGCAAAAATTGGTCAAAGACAAAACAAATTGCCAAGAGTGCTGGATCATTCTCTCTAAAGGTTCTTGCTGAAATTGCCAAGGGTGTTATCACTGCCGAGATCCGGGATAAACTACATCCAGGCTCGTAGCTTTAAAACTCAGTTGAACTTGCGTTGTGTCGTTCAGTGCAGGATGAAGCTGTATATCATTGACCAGGTTAATTTCGGTTCCATTTACAAAAACATGTCCATCTTTTATCTCAACATGATTTTCCATTTTGATCACCGCTCTTTCTCGTGGCTGATGAGCTTTATTCACCTAATTATAGCAAAGATGAGTTATATTCACCATCAACGGTTGAAAACATAGCTACTCGTATCAAATTAATAGTTAAGACAGGAGTCTTACTTATGGCAAATTCTACGATCAGGCAGGCCGATATACTGTTAAGAGAGTGTACCGTTATGCAGGTAGCTACGCTTGATACCGATACCGGTTTTCCTAATATAGTTTCGCTGACACCACTTAAATCACACCGATCGCTTAAAGAAATCCTTTTTTACACTGATCGCGACACTACTACCATTCACAACGTCCTAGAGAAGCCTGTGGTGGCTGTTTACTGTTTTAATGAGCTACACCACTCATCGTTGCTGTTACGTGCAAAAACAGTTGTATTGACCGCTGAGGAGGCCTTACCAAGCTTTACGGAGAACCTCAATTCTTTTCAAAAATCGTTACAGTATGACCGACCCGTTATCATTCGTTGCACCCCACTAACCGTCAAGATCAGATACAACAATGACATCGAGTTCAGTAAGCTAAACGAAATCTAAGCTCAGTTCTTGGAGATGCACTTATGAATGGTCCAGATACATTAAGCGAGGCACACTTCATTGGCCTCATCATTGTTCTTATAGGCGTCTACTTCGCCCTATTCGGGAACAGGCCCCGTTGGTTACATTGGCTCATTGACCCTGACACGCCCGGTAACAATCTCTTGTGGGCAGCCATTTTCATCATTATCGGCGTGCTCATGATGATGGTAAGAAAGATGCAATAATACGACCCCATAACGGGGTTTAGTTTTCAGACAAACAAATAGTCTTCTGCGGAAGGCTTAACCCATCATATTAGAAAAATATCCGCTTAAAGACGTGGAGGAATAAAATGACCTCAATAGAAGATAAAGTCCTGCCTTCCCTTAGGGACGCGGACGCGTTGCCTTTTTTGTTTATTGGCTCGGGACTGACCAAAAGATATTTAGGCCTACCCACATGGGAAAGTCTAATTGATCATATTGCTGACTTAACATACAGAAATAAGTTTCAATTAGCTGCGAAAAAAAACGAGGTAAACAAACATTACGACAAGTCAAAAAACTATAATGCATACATGACTCATTTGACAGATTTAGTATCCAATGACTTAGATAAGATTTGGTATACAGATCCCCTATTTGCAGACTCACGGAAAACATTTGGAAAATTGGCTACGGATGAACAAGTTCCACCAATCAAAATTGAAATAACAAAATACATCAAATCGTTCGACCCGGCACATATTCTTACTGATAAGCAGGATGAGTTTTCTGCCTTGAAAAAATTGGCAAAGAGATCGGTTGCGGGCGTAATTACAACGAATTATGACACTTTAATTGAAAGTGGTTTTCAGTTTGAAACATATTCATCTCAGGAAGAGCTCTTATTTCACACAAAATATGACCTAGGGGAAGTATACAAAATACATGGGAGCGTCGTGTTCCCCAAAACAATCATGATCAATAGTCGCGACTATCTAGAGATCAATGAAAAACATAAATATATCTCGGCAAAGCTTTTAACTATTTTTGTTGAGCATCCCATCTTTTTTATGGGATATTCTATGGAAGATCAAGATATACGCAATATACTTTTCGATATCCAAATGGGATTAACGCCTGAGCAATTGAAAACTATTGAAAAACGTCTTTTCTTTGTCGACTGGCAAGCAGGTATTCAGAATCCAGAAGTCACAACTTTTTCTATATTATTTGAACAAGGCCATTCGCTAACCATTGGACGAATCGTACTTGATAATTATAACGACCTGTATTCCGTCATCGGAAAATCATCAACTAAGTATCCTGTTAAATTACTTCGTTACGCTAAGCGCGACCTGTATCAGTTTGCCTTAACTACCCACCCGTCTGACAAGGTAGTTTTATCAGTTCCGGACGAGAATATGAACCCAGAATCACTTAAAGATGTTGAGTTCGTTTATGGGTTTGGAATTATTGAAAGAGCTGAAAAGGGATATAAGTCCGTTGACAAAAATGAGCTGTTTCGGGATATCGTTTTTGATGATCAACACTTTGTCACTGAGATGTTAGTGAAAGAAGCTTTGCCAATTGCACTCAGACAATATTCTGGCTACATCCCCATTAGAAAGTACGTTAGAAATCTAGATCCCTCAATTCTTCCAGGAATTGTTTTAAATAATCTTCATCGCTTTTCTAAATACGGAGACTTTTTATCACAAAAGTTGAACTCACTAATTCGGAACCAATTCGTGCAACCGCAGGATGCACTCAGCCACCCTGGTGAAGATTTCACTCGTTTGGCCTTAGTCGACTGGGACAAGCAAAATATTCATTTGCTTCTTGAGTTTTTAAAAGATCACCTAGACTCCAATCCTCGAAAGTTTAAAACCACTAATGGGATTCGAAGACTTATTAGAATCTACGATTTTGTTCAGTACACATAAAAAAAGAGGCCTTAGAATTAGTCGATCTAAAAGACTCAACACATCAAGCGGACCTCTTTTGCTCACTCTCAGTGTACCACACGTAGCTTCAATTTCAACAAGCCTATTCATTTTAGGCTTTTATTTTAATGGTAAAACGAACATACGTTTGAATTTTAACCAAAAAACTACACATAGAAAGGATATGGACACTATGCGTAAATGGAAAGAAGTTCCTCACCATCCTAATATTTATAGGTATGAAACACGACGCGGGACTCGATATGGTATTCGTCGTGGATTCAAGAATAGTGTAGGAAAGCGCGATGAATACACAAGATCGGGATTTACAAATTGGCACGATGCAGAGGGCGAATTAAAACGATTTGAAGCATCTTTAGTTACGGGTGGCATTAATCCTCTAACTCACCGCGGCGTTACCTTGAATGCTTATTTTGCCGCCTTGGTGAAGAACCGTGAGGAGCTCGGTGTTTGGAGGCCAGCTACAGTTATTCAAAAAAAGACATATTATAGAAAGCACCTGCAAGAAAGATTCGGTAATCGCCCAATGAGTAAAATATCAAGATCAGAATATCAGCAGTTTATTGATGAGAAGATCAAATCAGGTTTGGCTCAAACCACAATGCGTACGCTTAACTCAGTCATGCAGATCATCATGAACGATGCTGAGCACAACGATATTATCCGTAAGAACATGCTAAGAGGCATCCTCATTAATGGTGCCAAGCCGCCTAAAGATGTTTCCATTACCGATGAAGACTATGCGAAATTCATGGCCACAGCCCAGAAGCTCTTGAATAAGTATCAGCTTACAATGCTGTACCTTTTGACTCTTGGTGAGCGGCGTGAAGAACTCGCTGGCCTCCAATTTCGTTCATTTAAACGAGGAACAACCGAAGGAAAACCATACTATGAAATCACTTATTACGTTGGCAGAACGCCGCAGCAGCCATTAGGCGGTCCCTTAAAAACTCCTAGCAGCTATCGCACAAACTATGTGACAGGCCCAATTATTGACTACATTGACTATTCCCTTCAGTATGCAAAGAACATTTTGACACGTACTCATCGAGAGATTGGGCCTGAGACATTCATATATCTGAATGAGAAAACTGGGATGCCGGTTCATCCGAGCAACATCAACCGAAATCTGTTTCAACGTGTTAAAGAGGCAACTGGAATTGAGCTTCGCCCGCATATGTTGCGTCACTATTTTGCAACCCAAGCGCTTCAGGACGGTTTGCCTCAAATGTCCGTCATGCACTGGTTAGGTCACAAAAACATCGACATGACAAACGACTATACCAGACCGACACGAGAAGGTAGCCTGAAAGTCATTAACGGTATGGGCCCAATCTTGTTTAAAAACGGTACCGCGGGTCCTGACGGTACAAAATGA